TATGTTTGCCTGCAACGGTTGCCTTATTAATGAAAGGTTTAGATTTAGAGTGGAAAACATTCTTAGATTTCTCAATAAAGCTTTTAATCGTAAGCGAAGGAATCAGTGTTCTAAGCAATTTAGTTTCGATTAAAACTCGCCAAGAAGTTAAAGACTATGACTTAATATCCAGGTTCATACTGTTTATTAGGCTCAAATTAATAATGATAGGTGAATCAATACTAGGAGGATTTAAAGATAAATAATATGAACAACATTGTACATTTACCAGAAATAACCATATACCATTGGTTTTTAGCTTATGCCGGACTATTAGGAAGTTTGTTTTACAGACTTTCTCTTACTAATGAGAAACTTACTAGACTTCAACGAAGAAAAGAAATTTATGCTACGTTGGCCGGAATAGTTTTTATTCCTGTAGCTTTTGTAATGTTACAAGAACAATGGTTAAAAGAAATGTTTCCAATAACAAACGTAACAGCTTTGTTTATTGGAACCCAATCAAAAAGCATAGTGAAAGCGATCATGCGTTTTAAAAAACCAGACGTTACTAAATTAAAAGAAAAGTTCACTCAAGAATAATTAGCATTTCTTCTAAATTAGTTATACATTTGTTTTATTAAAACTAATTAAAATGGCACGTAATAGTTTAGCAGGAAGTAAAAAAGGAACATCTAAGTCAGCTAAGTATTTTCAAGAAAATCCAGAAGCAAGAGCTAAAAAGAACGCGTATAATAAAGAATACCATGCTTCAAAAGAACGTAAAGAATATAGAGCTGAATTAAACAAAGCTAATCGCAATGATGGAACATACGGCAATAAAGATGGTAAAGATAAATCTCATACTAAATCAGGAAAATTAGTATCAGAAAATCAATCTACAAATAGAGCTCGTAACGGTAGAGGTAATAATTCAAAAAGAAAATAATCATGAGTGTAGGTGTAGGAATTGCCGGAAATGGTGGGGGGTGTAAAGGATTGATAGCTTTATTTCAATACGATTACCTTCATAAAAAACTAGGAAATAAGTTTTTCAGACATTTTGATTTTGTAGCAGGTACATCAACACTTGGTTTAGTAAGCGGTCTACAAGTAGTAGGAAAATCACCAAAAGAAATTATTGATATTTACGTAGAGGACCTTCCTGAAATATTTCAAAAAAGATTTTTTGGGCAGTTACGTGGATTATCAAAATACGATAATGAATACTTAAAAGGCTTAGCTACGGAACTTATAGGTAATGTAAGATTAGGAGACTTAAACCAAAAACTAATTATCCCTACAGTAAACGCATCTTTATCAAAGCAAAAAATTTTTAAGTCTTATGATCCAAAAGACCAAGATTATTTATTAGTTGATGTTTTAATGGCTACTTCTGCTGCACCTACTTTTTTTCCGGCTTATAATATTAAAGGTAATTGGTATAAAGATGGAGGATTAGCAGAAAATAACCCTTCAGAAATTGTTAGAAAAGAAATAAAGGCGGCAAAGTACGATAAAACTTATATTTTAAATATTACAACAGGAAGACAGCCTGAACGTGCATCTAAAGCAGAACAAAAAGGAAATTTACTTTCTGTGCCACCAATGATAGATGAAATGCTTGATGTACAAGATCAAGTAACAAAAGGACATGTAGAGTTTGCTTTTAAATCAGGAGATTCTGTTGGAGGTTATTATAGATGCGAATCAATTATAAAACATAGTTCTGGAAAAATAGACGATGTATCAAAAAGAAATATTGAAGCTATGATTGAAGATGGTCGTTTATCTGTAGAAGCTAATAAAAAATTATTAGATTTGTTTATCTTAAATACATTACGCAATGAGTAAATTAGACACATCCAAGATTAAGCAAATGCGCTTAAAAGAAAGCGAGTACTTTGTAGAAGAAGCAACTAAGACTCAAATATACATGCATCATACAGCAGGAAATTCTAGTGCTGTAAATGTAGCTAATGATTGGGCTAGAGATACAAGAGGACGTATTGCTACAGCTTTTGTTATTTCCGGACCTGGTGCAAAAAACTCTCCTGATGGTGAAATAGTACAGTGTTTTTCTTCAAGACATTGGGCTTATCATTTAGGAGTAAAAGGCGATGTATTCAGAGCATACAAAGTAAAACACCAAATCTTAGATAAGATATCTGTTGGAATTGAGGTATGTAACTGGGGACAACTTACTTTAGAAAATGGTAAGTTTTTAAACTATGTTGATCGAGTTATACCAAAGTCAGAAGTTACTGAATTAGAAACACCATATAAAGGCTTTAAGTATTTCCATAAGTACTCAGATGCACAAATTGAGTCTTTAAGACAACTGTTAGTTTATCTTTCAGAAACATACAAAATAGATTTAAAGTACGATTACAATCAATTGTTTAGCGTTAACACAAAAGCGTTGAAAGGAGAGAATGGTTTGTACACCCACAATTCGGTCAGAAAAGATAAGATAGATGTGTATCCTTGCTCAAGATTAATAGCAATGCTCAAAACCCTATAACTTAAATTACACAAATAAGAGAGGACGTATACGCGTCCTTTTTTTGTTTAACTATTTTTTGTTTATATTAGTTTTATTATTATATTTGCGTTATTAAATAAAAAATAGTTATGAGTCAGAAACCAACCAATGATGATGTAACACAAGAAGAAGCTTTATCAAAGCTTGATGCTTTTTATGATAAGCATTTACCGATGTTACGGAAAAAAGAAGAATACTTTAATTTAAAAGCTAGAATTGCTGAAAGCGAACTCAAAGAAGTATATTCCAGAATTAAGTTAGCAGAACTAACTCAAAAACCTGAACAAGATGGCAAAAGCAAAAGTGATAAAAAATAACATTGCTTTAGAGTTATATGACATCATTCGCTTTCAGATAAACTTATATTGTTTTTTAAATAACTATAGATTATCTCCTGCACAGAATGAATGTTTGGCTTTGTTAGGACAGTATCAACCTATTAATATTTCAGATTTTTGCGATCAGACAGTGGAACAAAATATATTTAGTTCTGCACAAACAACAAGAAACTTTATAATGAAAAGCATTAAAGATGGTTTGATTTATAGACATGGTACTGGAAATAAACTTATAAGTTTATCTGAGAAATTAAATCTTATTACAGAAGGAACTGTTTTGTTGGATTTAAAAGTATATCATCATGAGGGAAGTAATTAAAGCCAGAAACTTAACTAAGTTAGTATCTGAGGAATTAAATATTCCTGTAGAAAAAGTAAATGCTGTTGTTGATTTTTTTTATTCTGAATTAAAGAAAGAAATACTTTCAGGAAAACATACACACATATTATTACAAAAAGTAGGTACGTTTAAAGGGAATACTAAAAAGACAGCAGGTTACATAAAGTTTATGAAAAACTTTATCGCTAAATTAGAAGAAAAGGGAGATTTTGAAAGTCTTAAAAAAGCAGATGAAATAAAAAGAAATGTTATAGTAAAGCAAGATTATTTAGAACGACTATTAAAAGAATGGGATGAAAAAAAACAGTATCGCAAAAATATGGGAAAATAAAAAAAGTATTCTTGAGGGAATTAAGAATAACATTTTTAAACAAGAACATATCGAGCAGTTAGCTGCAGAAAGATATGAAATATGTGCTAAGTGTGATGTTATTGACTTAGATGGAAAAGAATGCGTAGCTCCAGGAACACAACCTTGTTGTGGGAACTGTGGTTGTTCATTAAAACTAAAGTTACGAGTGCCACATGAAAAGTGTCCGTTGAATAAATGGATGGCTTCTTCTACTTTAGAAGAAAGTTTTCAAATACTAGACATAGTTAATAACAATAAAGAAAAAAAATAATGTGTATTAAGTTTACATCAGAGGATCATAAGTATGTTAGTATAGATGGAGAAAACATTGATTGGATTAGTGTAACTAAGTTAGTGCATTTTTTTAAACAACCATTTGATACTAAAAAAATGGCAGAGCTTTCTGCTAGAGGAAAGAATCCTAAATATGCTGGAAAAACACCAGATGAAATAATTAAGATATGGGAGAATGAAAATAAAAGAGCTGTAAATCTTGGTTCTTTTTTTCATGATGAACGAGAGCGTCAATTACTTAGCCATAATACATTAGGTAAATCAGGTAAAAATATTCAGATTATAAGCCCTATTGTAAAAGATGGAGTGAAGTATGCTCCTGAACAATTAATAGGAGAAGGAATATATCCGGAACATTTAGTGTATTTAAAATCTATAGGTGTTTGTGGACAATCTGATAGAATAGAAGTAGTTAATGATTACGTTACTGTTGCTGATTATAAAACAAACAAAGAAATTAAAACTAAAGGTTATGTAGGAAAAGACGGTAAAACAAAAAAAATGTTACCTCCTCTATCTCATTTAGATGAATGTAATTATAACGATTACGCGTTACAGTTGAGTATTTATATGTATATTATACTTAAACATAACTATAAGTTAAAGCCTCATAAGCTTGTAATCGAGCATATCATATTTGATAAAGAAGGAGATGATGAAAACGGATATCCTATTATTAAATACGATAAGTCAGGTCAACCTATTGTCAAAGAAGTTGTACCATATGAATTACCATACATGAAAAAAGAAGTTGTAGCTATGTTTAAATGGTTACAGATTAACAGACATAAATTATTAAAAAATGAACATTGAGTTATTTGAACTAGAGGACGGCATGGTTAAACCTACCGTCCATTGTTATAATATAGGTTTTTTAAAAAAAATTATAGAGGAGTACCCTAATAATTTTATTAAGGTATTTAGCTATTTGTTTTATGTTACTTGTAAAAATAAACAAAACCCATATTTTAATAGACCTGAGTTAGATTTAGAAGATGAAGTTTTAGAAGACATAGAAGCTGATTTTTCTACCGAAGATTCAGCAATTAGGTATGCAAAAGCTAGGTTAACGGAGTTTTATACTACACCTACAATGCGTGCGTACAATGCTATGAAAGCCATGCTAGATAAATTATCTACATACTTAGAAACAGAAGAAATTACACATGGGCGAGATGGAAACATTACAGCTATTGTAAATGCGGCCAAAAACTTTCATCAGTTAAAAAAATCTTTTGATGGAATAGCTAATGATATGGAAGAAGAATCACAATCAAGAGCTAGAGGTGGTGCAGATTTAGCATACGATCAAATGTAAGAAGATGGAATTAGGAGAAGTATATCAAAACATTCCTACGTGGGATAATGGAGTATGGACTAAGACTAGTTTTTCTTCAAGAGAAGAATTTTCTTTATGGTTAGAGTCAGATGTATTTAAAGAACCAGGTGAGTATGAGTTTGATGAAGTTGTTTTAGAATGGAGAAAAGAAGCTGCTCACTTTGAAAAACATAAATATTATTGTCATCATTCTAGTAAAAGCAAAGACTATAAAATTTATTGGGAAGATCAAAAGTATAAGTCAAGAAAAGGTGTGTTATACATTAAAGGTGATAAATGTTTTTATTTAACAAGAGCTTATTATTTCTGGATTAACTTCTTACCGATAAATGATAAGAAGAAAAAAACAATGGCTTTTCCTTTGATTAGGGATGCTCAGTACCACATGGCATTGTATGAGTTTATTGCTGAATTAAAATACTTGCATGCAGCCGTGGTAAAGAAAAGACAGTTTGGTTCTAGTTTTTATCACACTGCAGATTTAATAAATCTATTTTGGTTTGAGGAACAACAGATTATGAAGATAGGTGCTCATTTAGATACGTATGTAACAGGAGCACAAGGTTCATGGAAAATGTTGAATGATTACAGAGACCACTTAAATAAACACACTGCTT